ACAATTAAACTTAAATGTTGATAATTTTTTAAAGCCTGTTGCAATTGACCATTATATTGAAGAACGCTATCCAGCAATGCTTCATGATGTAGATACTGAAATCAATTTGGGTATTTTGTCCTGAAGAGTATTATCAGGACTCATGATAACCATGGTTGGGTTTGTAAGTTTATCTAATTCTTTCTTTAAAACAATACTTTCTTGTTCTATAGAATCAATATCTTCTTTAGATATAGCATTACTGAAGTGATTTTTTAATTCTGTAGTGTCTAAATCAAGCTCTACAAACCCAATCATATAATTTCTAAAACGATCCTTTAAATCGTTGACATACGGAACCCCAGCAGGTCTTCCAAATCTATGAAGCCATTTTAAAAATGGTAAACAGAGTGTTTTTTTACCATTTTTTCTATATTTTTCATGGATATAGCCTTCTTCACCCCCAAATCCACGAAATTCTTTGTTAAAACCCAACCAAGCGGATTTTCTACATGAAAATAATCCCATTCCCTGAGCTGGAATTTCAAATGGTGGTGAGTTTATGTCCTTTCCTCTATCATCAGTAGCCCAAGTTCCCCACATATGACCGCTCCATTTCAAATCAAAGTGTGTTGATATGTTTAATAGATCATCATAAATAAGTGGGCCTTGTAATAAATTGTTATCATCAAGACCAGCATCATAAAAATCTATTAATTTTTTTAAACACCCTGGTTCTAACATAACATGGCTATCAATACACATTACATATGGTGTATCAGCTACTTCAAAAACTTTATTTTTTACAGTTGTTGATTTAAATTTAATAAACGGAAAATATTGAATTGGTTCTTTTACCCAATCAGTTAATTCTCTGATTGGTTTTGCATGATTACCAGATGGATTGTTATCAATTATTACAAATTCAATATCATCCAACACTTCCTTGTGAAACATTCTAATTGATTGAATTGTAAAATACACACCATCATAATCATCATAGGTTGCCATTCCAATCGTCAATTTTCTCATATTGACATATTTATTAATAACCTAATTTATTGCAATCTGGTTCACATTTTAATATTGGTGACAGAGTAGTTGTTGTCGTAGTTGTAGAAGTTGTTGTCGTAGTTGTAGAAGTTGTTGTTAAAACAACATCAGATGATAATGGATATACTGGATCGACTAAAATTATAGTTCTAGGAGAATTTGTAGAAATTATAGATTCTAAAGATGCTGGAATTGAAGGTTCAATGATTGGTGGGGGTTGGGAGGTATGAACTGCGTATGGTGAAGATGTGGTAGTTGTAGTAGTAGTGGTAGTAGTAGTCGGAGCTGGTGTAGTAGTAGTGGTGGTAGTTGTAGTCGGAGCTGGTGTAGTAGTAGTGGTGGTAGTTGTAGTAGTTGTAGTAGTGGTAGTAGTGGTTGGAGCTTGTGTTGTGGTAGTAGTGGTATTACAATCTAAAATTTCAATATCAATATTGGGGTATATGTTACCAGATCCCCTATTGTCAAAATTCCAGAATATGTCAGATATATTCCACGTACCTACTATATCTGCAATAAAGCCTCCAGTAGATCCAAAAAAAGGATAGGGTACTCCAATTAGTGTTGATATATCTCGAATTCCGCTATCACCATCTACTTGAGGAGTTCCAAAAGGATCTGTATAAAATAACGTTGTATATTCATCACCAGGACTAGGGTGGTGGATTGCATATTCCTCATTTAAATCTAATACTGCATAAATTTCAGAATCAACACAAGCTGTTAAGGTTTGTGTTATATTTGTATCAGTCGTAGGAGATTGAACTCCGATCTGAGCTGACACATAAATTCCATAAATTGTCATATAATTGTGGTTGTTTGTTAATAGTTCAATTTATTACAATTGGTATCACAAGGTTCAAACGTCGTCGATGATATCAAAACTGGAATTGATGTAGTAGTTGTCGTAGTCGTTGTTGTCGTAGTTGTTGTTAAAACAACATCAGATGATAATGGATATATTGGATCGACTAATGTTATGGTTCTAACAGAATTTGTAGATGGTATAGAACTTAATATAGCTGGTGTTACTGGACCTATTGGAGGATTTGGAAGAGTTGTTGGTAAAAGAGTGGTAGTTGTAGTGGTAGTAGTTGGTGCTGGTGTGGTAGTTGTAGTAGTGGTAGTTGTAGTAGTGGTAGTTGTAGTGGTACTATTAGGATTTGGTGTGGTGGTAGTGGTACTATTCGGATTTGGTGTTGTTGTGCTGCCACCTCCTCCACCTCCTCCATCATCATCCAACCTAGTTATTGTATAAAATATACCTACATCAGGAACGCCACTTTGATCTAAATACATGGGGGGTTGGTTCACATAAAAATTTTTACCATCATATTCAAAGGTTCCATTTAATGGAGCACCAGCGGCTAACAAAGCTCTAGATTCTATCCAGTACGATGTATCAGATACTTCTAAGATGTCTAGAGTTCCACAAACACATGATGTTGTATTTTCTAGATCACCTTGCCAATTTTCGTATGTAGTATTGCAGTTTAAACTCATGGTGGATGATCAGTTAAAAATTTTTCCCTCATAATAATATCAAAATATTCACATTTAGATTCTACAATAGTGAAATTATCAGGGGTTGATTGTAAATTTAATTCAAACCATTTAGATTTGTATAAAATTTTATTTTTTGGAGATATAGTGCAGAAAAATAAAGATGATAATGATATATCTTTATCTCCAATGATTATAAAATAATCGGCCTTTACCCCATTAATATATTTAGGTAAATTGTCTTGCACTCGATCATTTATATAATCCTCTAATTTATTGAACCATAAAACGATATCGTAATCCTTTAATGGTCTATTAGCATTACCAGTTATCATCGATCCTGTCAAAAGTATATCATTAAATCCAACAACATCGTATAAAAATTTTAAATTATTCAATATATCATCATATTCAATTGGCATGATAATATCTACTGGTAATTTATAAATATTTAAAACTCTGGAGATAAATTTATCGTCAATAATAAAAAATGGATTATATTTTTTCAAACTGGAAATTATAAATTCCTTTTCATCATCACTAGATAATATTCTTCCATTATATGGTCCGTTTTTTCGACATTTTAAATTACAAAATGATTTATTTGTCGGATGTAATCTACCAATAGAATTCGTTAGAAATTTGCAGTATAGATTTCCATTATTTTTATCAGTAACTAAATTATGGCATACTGTATCACTTAATATGGTATCTAAAACATTCATTTGAAAATTTATACAGTTGTTCGTGTTGATTGAAACTGATATATTATTCTTTAGGAGTAATAGTTAAATTATTATTAAAAATTTCATATTGTGGATCTGTATCAATCACAAATGGAATATTATCTATAATTTCATAAGTTGGCTCTGATGTGTTTCCTTGAATATGGAAATTATTTAAAAATAAAGTGGATGATAGTGGTTGAGATATACTTGATGATACTGGGGATGCGAATGAAAATCCTACATATGTTTGACTTTCATTTCTCATTGAAATATTCAAAGGAAGTGAAAGTATTGTTGTATATTCTACATCACGTTTCAAATCAATATCTAATTTTGAACCCAAGTTGGATAATCTAAATCTCAAAGTTTGCCAATATCTTTGTGTAGATGTCATGACAAAAGTAGTTGCAGTTGCAGAAAGACCAAGTGCGGATAATGCATTGTGATATATTACTGCTTGATTATCATCTCTTATTGTTATACTATTCTTTTTAATTTGAGATTTAAGTAATCCTTCTCTGAATGGTGTTGATAATGCATTGAATCCAGTGGTGTCAAAAGATATACTAAGCAATGCTGTGGATAATGCTGATTGTGTTGTTATATATTCTCCAGATTCAGTTGAAATAGGTATAAACAATTCAGTGGTTATAGCATTGATATCTATTGGAAGCCCCAAGTAATGACCTTGGTTTGAAATAAAATTACTATCATTAATTAAAAAAGTAGAAAAAGCATGTTCGGTTCCTGTTAATGCTATTTGAAAACTCCACACTATATCATAATGAGGATTTAATCTTAATTTTGGATCAACAAAACTAAGAAATTTAGCATTTCCTGGTAATAAAATATCAGTTGGTAACGGCATTGGTTATTAAGCTAATGCGGTTCGTTCCCAAGCATACATACCAAACCCAGGAGGAGTATTGTTATGATATGCATCTCCACCAACGAAATTTGTCGCAGTTGATGTAAATGATACCCCAGCTTGTGAGTTATTATCACGCTCACCATTACCAATTATTTCTATTTTGTCGTATGTGTGATTATGTCTTGGCATTTCAGGAATGGTTAATTTATGTTCATATTCTCCAGAATTATTTCTAGCTATGAATGTTTTAGTTTGACTATTATCATCACTGCCACCTCCAACACCAACTATAAATCTACCACTTGCTATTTGCACCCAAGTTCCCCCAAATCTACTTTGAGGATTTGTACCATCAATAGAACATAAGATACTACCAACTGG